GGTTTTGATCGCGCCTCCCAGTTTCCAGCCTTGTGAAATGCCGATGACCTTCTCTTCAGGGACACCGGCCTCGACCAGGGCATCGAGAATCGCGCCGATACCTGCCGGATCGAGACCGACCTTGTCAAGCAAGCCGGACTGTTCTACTCGGGCGACCAGACTGGCGACCTGCTCCACGTCTTGGCCGATCTGCTCGACCAAGGTGAGGTTTCCGTCTTTGGCGAAGTCGTGAAAGTTGGCCGCCACAGTTTGCCGCCGGGTCAGCACCGAAGGGTGAGCCCATGCGTGGTTCCATAGCAGCCATTCGCGTGTTTTTCGGTGTCTGCCAATTGCGGCAAAGCCCAGCAGGTCGTCCAGTCCGCCGCCATCGATGCCGATGTCGATCACTTCGCACATACGCAGCAGGTCATCGAAGCTCAGCCCTGGGCGTTTGCCTTGAATCTCCCAAAAGTCGGCACCGGCCCAGCGCTCGGAGAGCAGCGCTAAACCGACTTCGATGTTGGCGTGCTTGGCCAGAAATCCCCGTAGCTCTTCTTCGCCCGCTTCCTGCGCCATTTTGAAGCTGCGCAGCAGGAAAGCTTCGTCCACCGAGAACCCCATATTCGGGTTAACCAGGTGGAAGTTCTCGATCAAGCGGGCCTCACCGCTTTTGATCATTGACTGCGGAAACTCGTAGATCACAGGCAGGAACTGGTTGTCATCAATACGCCCGTCACGCACAGCGCGGGAGTATTTGAGCTTCTCGCGGAACACACCGGCAGGCGGCTCGTTGGACTGCGTGGTCAGCCAGATCACAAAACCTTCAGGCCGTGACGCCAGACCGCCCGTGGCTTCGCGGATAATGTCCGGTGCCTTGACGTTCTTGCCAAATAGCCAAGCTTCGTCGATCAGCACGCCGACTGCTTTCTTACCGCCGACCGTATCGCCATCGGCGGCCACAACCTTGAGCGTGGCACCGGTTTCGCGGTGAGTGATGGTGCGCAGGTGCGGCTGAACGTGCATCAGGTCGCGCAGTTCCTCGTCGTGCTTGACCATGTCGGCCGCTGGCTTGAACGAGTTGTCAGCAATTTCCTTGGTCGGAGCCAGGATGATGAACTCAGCCGACATGCGCCAATTACGAATCAATGCGGTGAGCATTATCCCGGCTGCAATGGTCGACTTGGAGTTTTTCTTCGGAATACACAACATGTACTCAGAAATCAGCCGGCGACCGGTGGTGTAGTCGTAGGCGCCGAAGATGGCCCCGGCAAAGTCGAACACCCACTCGGCGCATGATTCGCCAATGGTTGGGCTGCCCGGTGCATCGACGATCTTCAGTTCGCGTAGCACGGCCAGGCCGGCTTCGGCTTCCTGCGGGAATAACGGTGCCGGGATGATCGACTGCCCCAGGCGCAGCTTTTGCTCCCAGTCAGGGCATGCGGTCGTCCATTGCATTTACTTGACCGCCTTCAAAGGTGGAGGGCTCGCACCGAAGCGCCCTGCTCCGGCAACCTTCGCCGCGTTTTCTCGTTCGGTCTTTTTCCCGGTCTCGCCTTTGCGCGGGTGCATAAAGGGCATCAGCGCTTTGGCGGCATCGACCCGCAGCTTTGAGTCGGCCTCATGGTCATTCATGGCTGCCAGCAGGAACGCTTTGGGGTCGGAGAAGGACAGCGCCTTGTTCAAATCGAAGCCGGGGCTGTCATCGGAATCAGCTGCTTGCGGCGCATCAGCAGCCGGGTGTTGCGCTGCTGGAGCTTTAACAATTTTGTTAACTTTTTTGTTAAAGGTCGTGCCGGCCATTGCGGCTATAACGTAAGGGTCTTTAGCCAGCCGTGATCCGGCCGCCGATGCGCTGGACGCCGCATAGCCTGCGGCGATTGCAGCGTCCTTGTTTGAGGCACCGCCCCGCAAAGCGTCGACGAATGCCCGCTTCTTGGGTGTTAAAGCCATTAACAAAAATTCCTGAAAAGGCAAAAAATGTGCGCGTGCGGGAGGGGGTGGTGTCCGAGACAAAAGGTCTGGAGGTTTCGACCCGCCCCCCCTTGCTCAAGCTGTGAATCTCAACAGCCGAGATGAGCAATGGATTCGCGAGCCGTCTTGACCTTGTGGCAAGGGATGCAGAGCGCCTGAAGGTTGCTGTCGTCTTCGGTACCGCCTTGGGCCAGGTTAACGATGTGGTCAACCTCAAGGCTGTGAGTGACCAGACCGCAGTTACGACAGGTGTAGTGATCCCGCAACAAAATGGTCTCTCGCTTGCGACGCCAAGGACGCCCGCCGCGACCAGAACCCCAGCCTTCGCTGCCCGCAGCCTCAGCGAGTGAGGTCATTTTGCGGCCTTCATGCGGCTTAATGCGGGACTTGAGGCTAGGTAACTTGGCCATCAGATACGCTTTCCGCTGATATAGGTTTGCGGCAATGCATCCGGGTCAGGTTCGTCGTCACCCTCGTCTGCCAACGCTGTGATCAGTTGGGTCTGTTGAGTCGCTATCCGTTCGAGGATCGCGGTCTGCTTGATCTGCTCGGCCAGTACCTGGCTTAACAGGCCAGCCAAGGAGTTCTGCGGCTCGTTCATATGCAATCGCCTTCCACTTGTTAAGTCGTGCGCGCCGGGCGGCGCATCCGTTACAGGCCATCATTCCAATCGCCGTGGCAGCTTGAAGTCAGCGAAGCGGTCAGCAAAGTCAGCGATCTTCTTCACACCCAAGAAGCCAATCCAAATGCCTGCAGGTGTGGCCAGACTGGACGGCAGGCCGAAGTACTCCAGCACCGCAATCAGGCTGGTGGTGAGCAACATACAGATGGTCGCTTCAAGCATCGCCTGCCGCCGAGTACCACCGCCGTAGATGATGCGGGCCACTGCCATCGCAGCTGATGCTAACGCCGCGTAAATAGTCGGCGAGTGCTGACTAAGCCACGCAAGCGCGATCACCCAAGTGTCTGGCTTATCAGGCATATGAGGCATCCGGTGTCCTCCCTTGCGGGGAGTGAAATAAGTTCGGCCCCGACAGCACTCCCGGCTTGGAGCTACGGGTGTGGCGGAGCCGAAAACGAAAAAGCCCCGGCAAATGCCAGGGCTCAGTGAACTGTAGAAAGCAAAAAGCCCCGCTCAATGGCAGGGCTTTTACTGGTCGATCCTCATAACGCGCAAAATCGACATGATGGGGTTAATTTACGGCCACTTCGCCACTCAGTCAAGCCGCATCTATAAAGATTTCCTCCCGGTCAAAAATCTCTGTTGCGTGTATCACTGCTGCCTCCTCCAAGGCTTCCAACCGCTTGTGGATACCTAAACGCCATCTATGCCGCGTGCGCTCAGGCGATGCTTCAAGATCCCAAGTGTTCATGTCATAGAACTCCGCAGGCAGCACGATCATGTCTGTTGAGCGCTTTCCAGACTGAACGCCCTTAAGCTTCGGAATGGCCCAGGCAGTCACAGCTTTATAGATGAATAGTTGCGGTGCTGGTGAGGCAATCCGGCTTATTAACCGCCCTATGGCCGCGACTTTGTTGGCCTTGTGCGTCGAGTACTTCGCCACCAGAACATCCCAATGCGCCGGGGCCAGTTCACGGTGCAACAAGGCATACAAGCAGCAGTCATAGTCGAATTTGTCACGCACCGAGATACCAGCGCCCTGCCCGCCCGAGCGTAATTCAGCATCAATCAGTTTCTGCCAGCTTTGCTTAGTGGAGTTATCGATGTTGTCTGCTGCAAGCACACGCACCAAGGTGCCCATCACGTCTTTATAAAGAGCCATCACTCAGTCTCCTTGGCTGCTGATCGGGCAGATTTCAAAGCTCGTAGACCCCATCTGGTCGGCCCAATGATCTGTTAAGCACGAATAGCGCTGTAGCGTGCGAAGGTGGCGCGGATCAACACCCGCAAGATTGCTTACGACTGTGCCTCCTTCCGCATTACGTATCAGACCATCAGCGGTCACGATCCAAAGGCCTGAGACATCAGCATCGAAGTAGCCGTCCTGAAGAAACACCGAGCAATATGGGGCAACGAACTGGACCAGATCGACAGAGCGCCCGATGTTTTCCGTAATGCTGAAGGCTCCGGTGATCATCGCCAGACCCCCTGCGCTGAGGTTATCTGCCATTTTTAATCCTCGCCTATGGTTGATTTCTGAATGGTACTGCATGCCACGCCGTTAGCGGCCTCCAGCGTATTTCCGGATTCTTTGAATCTAACGCCTGTCTGCCCGTGGATCAGGTTCAAACCCTTCTGATCTAGATGCGCGTGCCACTTCTCCAGCGCATCACGCTTTCGGTTCATCACGTCCGACTGGATGTACACCTGCACGTTGTGGCCCATCGCATGGTTGATCAGCAGCTCACCAATCAAGTGATCAACACCGAGAACAGCCCAACCCGTGCGCGCAAGCTTGCGCAGGTCGTGACTGGTCCAGTCGCCCTTCCCCAAGCGGGTAAACACTGCGAAAGACTGCCCTTCACTCAACGCCTTACCATTGCGCGCCGGGAACAAGTACTGGCCGTCATAGCCGCGGGCGATTTGATTTTCTCGGTACTGGATCAACAGGCTGCGGACTTGCTCAGTCAGCGGCAGGTGATGCTCAACACCGGTCTTGGTGTGCTCAGCCGGAATGAACCACTCACCCTCGGCCAGACTGATATGCGACCAGCGCGCTTGCCGGGTCTCACCAATGCGTGTGCCGTGGCACAGCATCATCAGGGCCAGCATGGCGTCAGCCGGTTCGCTATCCATCACCTGCCCCAACTCACCAAGCAAGTCCTGCAACTGCACCCCGCGCAAACGAGACGGTTTGATGCTCACCTTGGCCTTTGAGAAGTCCTTGAACTTGATGCCCGCCATCGGATTGGACGTGATCAGGCCCAGCGCCAAGGCCTGACGGAACGCCAAAGCCAGCAACTGGAACGCCAGACGCACGTAATCGATTGAAAGGGTTTCTTGCAGTGGCCACATCAGCAGCTTGTCGAGCGCCGCCTTGTTGACCTCAACCAACGGCAAATCGCCCAGGCGCGGCAGCAGATGGCACTTCATTGCCGAGGCACCGGTATTCTTGCGCTTGGCCGAAAGATTGCGGTCACGGGCCATGCGATCGGCATACCAGGTGAGCAGTTCACCCGTGGTCGCCCACTGCGAAATAGCCGAGCCAGCATCAGCCGAAACCCGCAGGCGCACAGAGGGCAACGCAGCCAGCACCTGCTTGGCGCTCAAGTCCGGGAACGCGCCGATACGGTGCCAACGGCGCTTATTGACCAAGTACCAGGAGCCTCGGGTGCGGTTCTTGCCAAACCGAAAATGCAACGCAGGATGGCCGGCATCACGCAGGTCCCGCACGTGCTCAATCTTGGCATTGCGACCAATCTCCGCATCCGACAGCTTCACGGTCAGGGTTTTGATTTTGGTGTTCACAGGGCACCTTCCGGTTGAGGCTGCCGGTCGACAACCTCGTAAGTGTTGGGCCACATCAGGCGGCCAAAGGTGTGGGCCACGCCTTCATGCTCAAACAAGGCCACGGCGCGGTCAGGGCCGTAGCTCAAATCGAGCTTGTACGAACAGCAGTGAACGGCCCAGCGGAACGCACTCGGCTCAGCCGGGGCGAGATTGGGGTTAGGCATCAGGATTTATCCTTGCTGTAACGGCTGGCCATACTGGTGACCTTCTGAACCTTTGGCGTCTCGACCCAGCCCGCCGCCAGTTGCTCAAACCGGCTGTACTGACCCAGAAAGGCCGTGCGTACGGTCCCGGTTTCGATGTCCCGGCCTTTGCCGATGATGATTTCTGCGATGCCTTTGGCGTCGCTGTGTTCGTGGTAAACCTCGTCGCGGTACACGAACAGGATGATGTCCGCGTCTTGCTCAATGGCCCCGGACTCACGCAAGTCGGAGTTGATCGGGCGCTTGTTTGGGCGCTTTTCACATTCGCGTGATAGCTGGCTCAGCAAAATCACCGGGATACCCAGCTCACGGGCCATAAGCTTGGCGCTGCGTGTCATGTAACTGATTTCCTGCTCACGGCTGAACGTGCGCGAATCGGAGTCCATCAGTTGCAGGTAATCGATCACGATTAAATCCAGACCGTGTCGGCGCTTGTGTCGACGCGCAGCCGAACGAATCCGGTTGATCGTCATTGACGCCCGGTCTGAGATAGATAATTTGGAGTGCTTGAGCTTTCCCGCAGCGCTCATCAACTCAGCGCCATGGGTCTGCGGCGCTGTACCGTTCTTGATCAGTTGCAGCGGGATTCGGCCTTCGGACGCCATAAAACGATCCAGCAGACCTGTACTGTTCATCTCCAGGCTGAACGCCATGACACTCTTGGCCTCGCGGATCGCAACGTGGGAAGCAATGTTCATGGCCAAGGTGGTTTTACCCATCGCCGGACGGCCCGCAATGATGATCAACTGCTCAGGCTTCAAGCCTTGCAGCTTGGCGTCCAGGTCAGGAATGCCAGTAGACAACCCGTCGATGCCCTCCCCCCGATCAGCGCGAGCCTGCAAAACCTCGATGTAGTCATCCAGCATGTCTTCGGCCATGACCACCTCGGACGTTGCGGACTGCCCGTCGATGGCCTGCGCTTCAGCCTGCACCGCTGCGACCTTGTCCACAGTTGGCTGGTCGCTGTGAGCGATCTCGTTGATGCGGTCGCTCAATTCGATCATGGCCCGGTCGAGGCTGCGCTCACGAACCGTGAGGGCGTACGACGCGGCGTTGGCAGCGCTTGGAACGTTGCGGGTAATTTCAGACGCGTACCAAATGGCTTTCTTGCCACTTGGCAGCTCGCCGATGTGGATGCCCACCGTCACGGGGTCAACCGGCTTGCTGTCAGCGTGCAGGCTCAAAATGCCGCGATACAGGGCAGCATTGTCCTGATAGTAAAAATCACCGACAGCCAGGTCAGCACTCAGGATGTCGATCAACTCAGGACGCAGGAACATCGCGCCCAGCACACCGTGTTCAGCCTCAACGCTGTAGGGATCACGCATTGTAATTACCCTCCACAACCTTGACGAAGTTGCTCGGCTTGATCAGCCAGTCAAACGTTGCCCGGAAAGGCTTTGCACCATCGCGACCGCTCTCCGCGCCCATCAGGAAAGTGCTTGCGCTCACCAGCGCAAAGAAGTCAGCCCAGAATTCAAGATCCTGATGAACTTCGCTTTCGGCCCATCGCGCTTTGATCTTGGCTCTCCGATCCTTGGTGAGCATTGCAACTTGTGGCAGCCCCGGAAGGGCTTGGTTGAACAAGTCGACGATGGCTTGCGGATCGCATTTCAGCTTCGAGACTTTCGACGAATTCACACCCTCGACAAGAGGTGACGGTTCAATTGATGGTTCCTTTACGGTTCTGGGGGCATATGGCGCCGGGGTATCCGGCATCTCCTGCCGGGGTGGTGGGGCATCTGCTGCCGGGGGGCATATGGCGCCGGGGGCATATCCTGCCGGGGTGATGGTGTACCAAGTGGATCGGCCGTAGCGCTGATTGCTAACCAATACACCCGCCTCTTCCAACCAACGCAACGCATCCCGTACAGCCCGCTCGGAGAGACAGGTACGAACACCAATTGTGCTGATCGAAGGCCAGCAAACTCCATCATCATTGGCGTTATCCGCAAGGCTGATCAACACCGCTTTTTTAGTAGCGGTCATGCCTTGCAACGGCCAGCACGCGCTCATGATGACCGTACTCACAGTAGGCCGCCGGAAACGACTTGAGCACGATCCTGTGCGTTGTGGGTATTGTTTGAAAATCGTTTGGTGCTCATAATAGCCCCCTGCAGTTGTAGTGAAGAAGCCGGGGTGCAACCCGGTTTTTTTATGCCTGCGATTTGACTGCTGGATGGATTAACAGCTAATCCGAGGTTCTGCCGCTGGGCCAAAAGCGAGCGGATACTGCAATCACCAGCAAGCGTTTAGGCGACTTGAAGTTTTGTAGGTTGGGATGGGAATGGACGCAGTTCACTGGCTTTGAAAATGCCAGCTGAAAGCTCAAGAACGCGAATGTGCCTCCCAGCAGCAATAGCTTTGTAGATAGCCGGAGGGGTCACACCCAGAAGCCTTGCGGCTTCGGACTGCCCTTTCTCGGCCACGAATTCATCGAGGGAAGTCTCTTTCATGGTCGTACCTCAGGTGTTAATGAGCACGATATTAACCATCTGTTAATCAACTATCAATACCGATGGTTTCTTCTTTGTTTTAACCATTGGTAATAGATTCCCCCCATGACTAAAAAGCGCATCCTCCCGCCAGACCGCCTTGCCGAGTGCAAGGCTGCTCACGACCTATTTCTCTCGAAGAAGAATGAGCTGAAACTCAGCCAGAGAAAGATTGCGGACGCTGCTGGGGTTACGCCGGCGGCGGTGAATTTGTATTTCAAAGGCATTAACCCTTTGAACGCACAATTCGCAGCAGTCCTTTCAGAACAGCTTCAAGAGCCCGTCGAAAAGTTCAGTCCACGACTGGCCGCAGAAATAGACAAACTCACTAGAGCCACCCCGGATCGGTCGCTCCCCACTTCAAATGCAGTGATGATTGGCCCGCTAGACACGTGGGACGACGAAACTCCGCTCGACGATGACGAGGTATACGTGCCGTTCCTCAAGGAAGTGGAACTGTCTGCCGGCCAAGGCCGCAGCTGTATCCAGCAATCTCCAAGACAAAAACTACGCTTCGGAAAGCTCACCCTCAGACGCCAGGGAGTACAACCTGACGAAGCAGTATGCGTAACCGTGCGCGGCAATAGCATGGAGCCAGTTCTGCCGGACGGGAGCACTGTCGGGGTTGACCAGGGAACAACCACAGTAAGCGATGGGAAAATGTATGCGATCGATCATGGCGGACAGTTGCGCGTAAAAACACTTTATCGCCTGCCCGGTGGTGGCGTACGGATGCGAAGCTTTAATCGCGAGGAGCATCCCGACGAGGAATACTCGCTAGGCGACATGCAGGAGCACGAAATCGTGATTCTAGGCCGTGTTTTCTGGTCATCTGCACTCTGGTAACCAATAAAAAATCCACCTAGTCCCGCCTTAGTGCGGGATTTTTTTCGTCCAAAGAAAAATAGTTAACCATCGGTATTGACCGACGGCATACACCGATGGTTAACTTTCTCCTGTCGCCAACGCACCGGCAGCACGGCAGAGATGCCAGGGGCAACCCGAACGCTCTTTAACAACGAATTGATGCACAGCGCCGAACGGGAAAGGTCGTTAGCGCACTCATAGGCTGGAGCCTCCCTGAGTGCTGCCGTATCGACCTCGGTAAGTCGGCGTGCAGTAACCCACCGTTAGAAATGGAGGATTTGCACCAATGCACATTTGAGCGATTCACCTGCGCGGCGTGGCAAGCCTGAAGGCTGCGCCCTACACCCTTACAGGCAGCGGACAGTCAGGCCGAGGATGTGACCGCGCATCAGCCGAAAGGTAGGCCTACCCCAGCGCACCAGGACAACTTGATGCAGAACCCCCAAGCCGTCGCCAGTAGCGGGCTTGGGCGCGTCACGGACACTTTCACCGCTGCACCTGGGCAACCGGGTGCATTGGGAAAACAACCGAGAACACATCATGGAATCGACAATCGTTGACGGCGCATGGAAAGGCCACCTCGGCCGTGGCCTTGCGCCGCGAGAGCTGCAATTCGTCTTATCGGTCGCTCAAGGCCTAACCGCCAAGGAGATCGCCAGAGTGTTCGGCATTGCACCGAGCACCGTGGTCAAGCGTCTGGCCAACGCCATGTTCAAGCTTGGCGTTCACCGCCAAGGCGCGCTGGTCGCCGAAGCCATGCGCCGCCAGATCATCACCCCGCTGTGCCTGCTGCTGGCTGGCCTGATCGCCATCCACACCGCCACTGACGACCAAATGGCCCGCCGCGACCGTCGCCCCACTGAACGCCGCTTCGCCGAACTGCGCCTGATACGCCGCGCAGAAGCGGTCGAGCTGATCGGCTGACAAATACGGACAGCATCACTTCTGCCCATTCATTGAGTGGGCTTTGGGATGCGGACGAGAACACACCGCTTGGCGGCCCCCTGCACTCACTACCACTCAATACAACATGTAGGATTTGCAGTCATGCACATTTAAATCACCAGGGCCCGCCGACTCTGCGCGCCCCGGCCTTGCTCTCACATACGGAGGCGTTGTTGAGAGCGCTACACAGCCCGGTTTCGACCGGGCTTTTCAATTCTGCGGTTATTCGTGAGTACTCCGCCCGACGCTTGAGCGCTGACGAATACCCGTAACTCTGTCGAGGACCGACCATGCACCCAACCTTCACCCAGCGCCGCGCCATTCTCGATGGGTTGCGCGAACGCACACGCCAAGCCACTGCTGATTTCTACCAGAAGCCAAACGTCATTGCCCCGCCACTGGCTCCTCGCTTCATCGTCAAGCCAAGCGGGGGGAAACAATTTCGCATTAATTGAGCACGCTACCAGCAAGATCATTATTGAGCGCTTCGGACATAACAACGCCACCGGACACGTGCCCAAGCAAAGCGGAGCAGTGTCAAACTGTTCGGAAAAGCTCTTCACATTTGGGCATTACGCATCGGAATAATAATGACCGTCATCATAGCTTATGTTGCTCACAGATAAGTCGAATTAACAGTTCTGTAAACATAATTTTCACCGTACCCAGCCCTAACTACAACATATCGAATATGCATCGATACACATTTCATGTAGCAATCTTCCAAACGTAGGAACCGCAATATAAGGACACACGAACAAGAAATTCAAAAAACCAGCATCAACTCTTACAAAACCCAAAAAACAAAGTACCCCCCTTTATTATAGGAATCCATTATGGAAATTGCTGCAATTCATATTATTGCCAATGAACCACCCGTCGGCATGGATGGGATGCCAGGCGGCACAGGCATGAGTATGGTAGGAAGAGGAAATATAGGTACCACAAGCAACTTTGGTAGCGAATGGAGAGGCATGAGCCAAACCGAACTTAATCAGATGACAGCAGGGCTGAACCTACATTATCTGCGAGGGCGCATAATTCAGAAACTCCAACTAGTACAAGATCATGTTGAAGCAATTTATGCAAAATCTACTACCCCACTGAGTACTCTGGTTGAGCAAGATCTCGTTGCGGCAGGTATCAGCAACACCAAAACCCCGCAAAGCCTTGCAGGCAATAAAACGATTATCGACAATCTGGTCAGTTCGCGAAAACAGAACCTCGAAGCCACCATCAGAATCGCTAACACTTTCTCTGGGGGAGACCCCCTAGTACTTTCCAAGTCACAGCGGACAGATATTGGTATTAAATCTATGGGGCTTGCTATTCGTGAGTTTCCTGTACGCACCAATGAAATACTAAATAGCTACGAATCTTCTTACAGAGCGGCTAAGAATGCCAAAATCATTGCTCAACTTATTGAGCAACTCGAAGCTAAATCCACAGCACTATCACTTTTGCTTAATACCTCCACTATCACATCGACCGGAACCGCACAACTGAGTGCAATGGCGGGATCTGTTGCTCTATCACCAGGCTCGGCGCTGACACTGGATGCAGTCTTGAAAGCCGCTGTAGCATTATTTGAATCACTGAAGCACGCTGCGACCTTGGAAACCACTGCAAGTGTAGCGAGCCGATGGATTCCGTTTGCCACATTGTTTTGGCCATCCAACCTTGGTAATAGCGATCTTTACCCACCAGACCGCGCAAAAACTACTCTGACCCTCCCCGCAAGCATTCTTGTCAATCATCCGACTAAAAATCTTGCTGCAGAATGGTTAAAGGTCGCATTGGCAAAAGGAACTGTGGACGTTCCATATCGAATTTACGGAGATTCTACAAAGTATTCAGTCATTGCTACACAAGCCAGTGGCGGAGTTTCGCCAAAGGTCGCTGTAAGACTTCTGACGCTCGACAGGGCGCTAAATGCTTACACCTTCACCACGACGAGTACCCCACCACGCATCTTAGTATTCCCTATTGCCTCGCCAGGCAACAGCTCCTCAACAACGCCTATAACCCCCGTGGATGTCCCCGTTTACACCGGCTTGACGCTGACTCCAATTGAGGTAAAAGCTCAAACCTTGCCAGCTGTCGACCAATTGGATCTTCAAGATTGTATTTATTGCTTCCCAGTGGACTCTGGACTGCAGCCTATTTATGCAGTATTTAACTCCCCCTATGAGGGTGCAACCACCAAAGGCCAACACAGCGGACGCATGTACAACCCAGACCAAGCTGGTGGCCCAACCCAAAATCTCGACTGGAAGAAAGCTTCGGTCACTAAAGCCGGCATAGATCTGGTAAAACTGCATACGGGGCGATTCGCCCCCTCAGATGCCAATAAAATCATGACTGAGCGTCTCGAAAAAATCCTAAAGGGCGAAATAGCTATCACTGACGTCGACAAACGCTTTTACACGCACGAACTGAGGGAGCTTGAGCGATACAGGTCTCTTGGGGTTGCCGACGGCATTGAAGGAAACGTATGGAATAACGCTCACACTGCAACTCTAGAAGACTTCAAACTCAAAGATTCTTCTGATTTATTCTATACACCAGATGCAATAATCGCTGATAACAAACAAGTATATGGAGAATAAGATGAACGACATTAATGACGTAGTCATTACAGAAAACCCACGAGATGTCATTCTTTTTGCTACTAGAAATAAAAAAATTATCTCATACCCTGCTCTGGATAGACTTTACAGCAGAAATAACTGGGCAAATATCTCTAACAATATTGAACTCTTAAAGCTCGTTGAGGCCATGACGCTGGAAGGCTTGATTGAGCATGCAGACGGAGGCTACAGAAACGGGCCCAACTGGAAAGAACCAGCATTCATTACCAAGAAAAATACTCCATCAAGTAAATAGTATTCCTCCGAAGAAAACCCAGGCACACTGGGTTTTCTTTAACTTTATAATTCACACCACCAAAAAACCCAGCACAATTCGTGCTTTTTATTTCTAACGTAATACAAAAAAACATTTTAAAAATATATTAAACCAAACTTTCTTCCCCAGAGTAGGGCCAAATTATTCGCAACACACGCTACAGAGCTATAATTATCACACCCTAGAAATCCTCAAGCTAATGACAAGATATTTAGCCAACCCCATCAGGCACTGCAGCCTGCGGGAGACATGGAGCCATCTCTATGCTTACAAAAAATATTGGCGAACGTATCGACGCCCGATGCACCCGTTGCGGCGGGCGGTACTTTCAGATTAACGAAGAGTTCATCAACTTAGTTAGAAACGAGGTGATTGCCGGCAAGATTAGCACCGTTAGCTCTACGGACAAGCTTAAAGCAACAGGGCGCCTACTCGGCCGCTGTCGTCAGTGCGGCCACGACTGGGCTTTCCGAAAGAATCCACTCACTTCATAAACTCCCCCCAGAGAATGGAATCAACATGGCAAAGATCATTACACAGATCACTGCCCGCCTCCCTCGCTTGATGGAGGCCGGTGAATACAGAAAGCTGCGTTACGCGGGGGGATAAACCCAGCCTGCAACAAATCAAAAAATGGATAGAAGAAGGCGAAGTGCTGGGTGAGGTAAAAGGCGAGATGTATTTCGTAGACCTGCAGGCCGCAATCATGGGATCAAGTGATCCTCTGCTCGCTCAGATGCTGCAGCTTGGGTAATGGCTTCAAGGCCTCGCACTCTTAAAAATCGCAAGCTTCCCCCAAACCTCTACCCCATTGGCAAATACTGGCGGTACCGCAACCCCATCACCGGCCTGATGACCAGCATCAACCGCCACCTTGAAGACGCCATCAAGCTGGCCAGGGCTGCCAACGCGAAGCTGGCTCCTGTAATGGCCGGTGTCGGTGAACTGCTCATAATCCTGACAGGCGATCGCCTACCCACAATACGCAACCTGGTGGAGCGCTTTGAGGCTGAATGGCTGAAAGATCGCGGCTATGCCGCTCGCACTTTGGCAGAGATCCAATTCAAGCTGGAGCGTTACCGGCAGGACTTGGGGGATCAGCTGATAGGTCAGCTCGATGTGCTTGCCGTTGCTGAATACCTGGACGGGTTCAGCAACAACGCCTACACCAAGCACCGCGGCTTACTGGTGCAGATCTTTGCCTTTGCGGTAGCCAAAGGATTAGCAGAGCGGAGATCGGCTGACAAATACGGACAGCATCACCTCTGCCCATTCAATGAGTGGGCTTTGGGATGCGGACGAGCACACACCGCTTAGAGGCCCCCTGCACTCACTACCACCCAATACAACACGGAGGATTTGCAGCCATGCACATTTAACTCACCAGGGCCCGCCCACTCCGCGCGCCCCGGCTTTGCTCTCACATACGGAGGCGTTGTTGAGAGCGCAAGACAGCCCGGTTTCGACTGGGCTTTTTCATTCCTGCGGTTATTCGTGAGTACTCAGTCCAACGCTTGAGCGCTGACGAATACCCGTAACCCTGTCGAGGACCGACCATGCACCCAACCTTCACTCAGCGCCGCGCCATTCTCGATGGGTTGCGCGAACGCACACGCCAAGCCACAGCTGATTTCTACCAGAAGCCAAACGTCATTGCCCCGCCGCTGGCTCCTCGCTTCATCGTCAAGCCAACTGGCAGCAACACTTTCGAAGTGATCGAGCGCGCCACGGGCAGGATCATCACCGAACGCTTCGGTCACAACAATGCGACCGCCCATGCTCGCGAGCTGGAAGCCAAGAAAGATCAGTTCGATGTGAAACAGTTCGGCCGCTTCCTGCGCGATTGGGCACTGCGCATCAGCGTGACGCTGACCATTTTCGCCTTCTTCGGCAGCCACGCTTGAAACGCACCACCACCTCAGCGCACCGCCGCCTTCGCCAAATTCAACATCACCTGCCGCCCAGCGGACTAGATGAAGCAGCCTATGGCCAAAACTCCCACCGAACGCAAGCGCGAACAACGCTCGCGGGACAAGTTGAGTGCACAGGAAAAAGAAGCGTTGTTGCTGTCACGAAAGATTGTCACAGCCCTTTATCACAACGATGACGCTGCGCTGAAAAGAGTGATGGAACGCAGCGGAATTGATGAAGAGCAAGATTTGATCTCTCGCTTCATTCGCGGCGCCGATCTCATGAGCGACCAGCAACTGGCTGAGCTGATCCGCCTACCGTAACGGCCATCCATGACTGTCACGCCGACACGTCACAAGCATTAAATAACTTCGCTGCATCCGGTCACGGAGGGCGGCGCCATTCCGAGGTAAACCCATGCCTATCCGCCACAGCATCATCCACCAGATCGACAAGAAGCCAGACGGCAGCCCTGCTGTACTTCATCTGAGCCACACCGAGCTGCTCGAATCGCAAGCAACTGAAAACCTGTTGAACGACCTGAATGTCACCTACAACGCCAAGACCGGTAGTCCTGCAATGTGGCAAATTACTGAGCAAGGCGAAGACGCTTTAAAAGCAACCCGCCTCAATTCCTCGCAGTAACCCCTCCCTCAATTCAAAGTCAGCCGCCTTAGCGGCAAGGACGAAGTCATGCCTGAAGTTAAGTGTCACCACGGCTGCTCATTGCATGTCAGCACGCCCGAGTGGGTCGCCACTCTCACCGTCGACTAGTTGCGTTGCGCCCGAGAGGCGATGGACGCAAAGATCAAAGCCGTTGAGGAATCCCCAAAGCGCACGGTGTGGCGGGTATGTATAGGCATCATCTCTGAGGCTAATTACCGCGAAGATGATTTCGAAAAAGCAGCAGGCCATCTGTTACGGATCTTCAAAAATCGGTTCATGCGTGAAGCGGGTGACTGGATCGAGAAGCCATATGGCTACCTGAACTTTGAACGCAACCTGCCCCATATCACACCTGAGCTGGTGTCCCAGATCGAATACGAGACCGAATGGTTTTCCGCCAAGCTCTGACACGACCCGGAGACTCCAATGCGCTCATGTCAAACCATCAGCACCAAACAGCTCTGCCTGTTCCTGCTGGTCATCACGCTTTACCTGATCGCCAGCGTTGCATGGTTCTGCCTGGCTATCCCTCCGCTAACCGAAAACGGCTCTGACGCTCACCTGGTTGGTGCATTCGCCGGTACCGCGCTTTGGATTGTGGCCGGGTATTCGATTGTCATTTATGTGGTTCGCAGAAACTAACCGCAGGTAATTTATAGAGGTAGCTTC